AACTAGGTTCAATACCCATTTTATAAACCCAATTAGCTAGAGCAAATTGCACACTCATTCTAGGCGCAAATTGCCCTCCACTTCTTCTAGGTGCTATCCCTCTACGAATTGACCAACTACTAAAAGCTGATGCGGGAGGTTTTTTATTAGTATACTCAAAAGGGGTATTAAATTTTCTTTGTGTTCCACTAACACCTTTATCAATATAAAGACCATGCTCTTCCATTTCAAAATATGAAAAAACACCTTTATCTGTCTTATCTATCTCGTAGCCTAAAGAATTGTAAAGAGATTTAGAAGCATTTTTTTTATGTCTAGTTAGATTACTTCTAGCGTCTTTTATGAGTTTCTTCCAAAACTTATCTAATGTCTGCTCTACATTTAACATTTGCTTACAATTGTGTTAGGTACTTCTATATCAAATTTCATACTCCAACCTAATAAATTGTTTTCCGTTCTCTCTACCTTTTGCAAATCAGCTTCACCTACTATAACAATATCTTTCGTGTATTTATCATCAACTAATTCGTCAAATGTTTTTCTTAGTACCGCCATCATAGCATTAAGAATATCAACCTCATTGTCGTTCCCGTAAAACTTATCTGTTTGAGTTTCTTTAGTATTTGTTAATTGATCTAAAGCCTGTATTTCAGCATTAAAAACAGTAACATTGCTTTTAAAACTTCCAGTATCTAAACCAATATGAGCAACGCCATAAATATTCTTTTTAGAAAAATCTATATTTGAATCTCCTTGAAGAACTGTTTTTATTTCCGATTGACTAGATAAAGAAGTTTTAAATATGCTTAGTACTTGTGTATATGAGTTCATTTTTTAGGCTTTAACGCTCTCGCTAATTTCTTTTTTGTACTTAAAAACTTAAATGCGCTTCTAACAGGGATTTTTGTGGCAGCCTCAATTTTAAAATAGTCTCCTCCAGCAATGGAATAAAATATGTCATATCTATCCCTTTCTCCTGTGCCAACAACTTGTTTTCCTTCTTCGATAAGCTCTTCTTCAAATAATATTTTAAAGTCTTTAGTAAGTCGTTTCTTAAATTGTAAAAAAAAACATCACAACCAACTACAACACTCATAGGTAACTGTTTCATTTGTTCACAATACTTATCCGCACCTTCGTAATCTTCTATTCGATATAAGTCACCTTTTTTAACTGTAACTTTTCTGTATAATCCCGCCATTGCCCTGTGCCACAAACGTACTTCTTCAAAGTTTTCGTTTACATCTTCATAACACCCTAAAGTCATTTTGTCTAGGTTAGGTATAAACCCATAAGTAACCCCATCTAATTTTATTGTTCTCTGAAGGTCTGGTTTTTCTTCCAATACTTTCTTTATCTGAGAAATCGCAAAATTATAGTCTTTCACTTTTAGTCCGCCAATAGCTTGTAAGGGTAGATTGCAAAAACAATGTATTGATGCGTCATTAATTAACTTAACATCTTTTTTAGGGTCTTTATCCTCTACTAATTTTGAAAATCTTTGATTCTGCTCTAGTGTTATTTCGCTTAAAGAAGTGGGTATTGTTAAAGTTATTTTCATACCTATAAAACGAAAAAATGTAGTTTTGTTTATTTTTGATTATATTTGTGGTGCGCCTAACTCTGGGCGAAGTTTAAATCATTGAAATGAGTCTAGTAGATTATTAACCTACTTCATTTAATTGGAGTGGTTTTTTACTTTAACGAATATCATATTTTCCCCTTTTCTCATCTTCAGTTTCTACAATACCCGTCATAACGTCTGGTGCATCATCAAACTTATTTGCCTTGAATAGTTTTTTATACTTCGTCACATCATTGTAAAAGTCAGCCCAATTCATAAACCACATTTCAGGAAAGACAATCCTGCTGTTTACTGTTGCGCTATTTGAGAATATCCTCGCCTCTTTATTTGCACTTTGATGAAACCATCTAACATTAGTGGAGCTATCTCTTTTTATAACCCTTGCAAACCCTCGCCCTCCGTTATTACTCTCTATGTTAGCGATATTAACATTATCTTTTGCTAATAACTTCACAGTTAGAGGCTCTGTAATCTCCATAGGCTCATCTGTGTACTCAACACTTAAAACATATAAGTTTTTATCAATACTGCTCAAAGGTATGCCGTAATTAATAGAACACAACTTATCTTTTCCTGTATCTGCCGTGTCAGTATAGTTTTTAATCATTTTTAAAGGGGGTAATTCTTTATACGTTTTAAACTTATTATAAAGCATGCCCTCACTAGATTCAGGGTCACCCTGATACAAACATTTAAACTTCTCAACGTCTAGTTCCTTGCTGCTTAAAAGACTTTCTTTAGAGTGTACATCCTCCCATAAAGCATCACCTTTTTTTCTGTTGTCTAAAGGTGTTCTTTTACTTTCTTTGATAGCCTCGAAATTAACCTTAAACCACTCGTCATGTTTCAACTTAATATTGAAAACATCATCTAAATCATTTATCTCCTTTACTTTTCCTGTTTTCTCTAAACGTCCTATCAAATCATCTTCATGCCACCTTGTAAAAACTATCAATTGCTGACTATTATTATGTAGCCTCGTTGTAACTACGGTAGTGTACCAATCCCAAACAGCTTCTCGAATTATAGGGCTATTACCCTCCATGTAATCTTTATAAAGGTCGTCCATTATCATAATATCAACCTTGTTTCCCGTCAAAGCTCCACCTCTACCAACAGCCTTTAAACCACCTGTTTGGTTTACTATTTCAAATTCATTTGAGTTTCTTAAATAACTACTAGATACGGTCACAAAGTTAGACGAGTTCAATGTTGTTTCAGGAAAGATGTCGTTATATATGGTGGTGTCAATAATTCGCTGAGTGTCTCTATTGAACTTTGATGCGAATGTTGCGTTATAAGATGCTATTGCAATTTTTTTATTAGGGTCTTTGCCTAGTATGTATGCCGGAAGCCTACGACTTGCCCCCTCACTTTTACCATGCTGCGGAGGCATAGATATAATTAGGTTTTTTATCTCACCTTTTTCAAAATGATCTAAAAGTTTATAATAGTTTTCGTGAAATTGTTGGCAGTCGAATCCGCTTAAAGTAACTTTTGTAAAGTCTAATAGATTTTTTCTGGCATTACAAACATCTTCTTCATAAAGCAATTCATCTAAAAGTATTTCATCTTCATTACTCCACATCATTCTTTTTTTCGAGAAGTTCCTTTAACTTTTGTTGTCTCTCTTCTTCAGTGTACTTTAGTGTCTGTCTTTTTTGAACAACCTCAGTTTTATCTTTCCACCCCATGTTTTTAAGTGCGAACATATCAAAAGTAGTGCCTGACATTTCATAAGAGTTTTCTACAGTTAATTTTGCTCTTTTTACTATGTGTACAAACTCTTTCTTTTTTTTGTAGTCATCTAAGCTCTTTCTTTCACAAAACCCTAAATACAATGTTAGTCCTGTTATCGTTGCCTTTTCTTTATTTTCTATACAAGATTCAAAGTACTTAAAACACTTATTCTCTAATGCTTCAGGGTTATCGTATATTGGTGGCTTTCCACCGTTGTTCCCTAGTGCAAATTTATTTCCTATCGGTGCGCCCATTAGTTATAAGCTGTTATGTTCCATTTAATAGCCATTTTTGGAGGATCATTTGAATAACAGCCAATCCATACTAAAAACATTATATCATATATATAATATGATTTATTAGCTATTGTTAAATTATCTTCAATGTTTATATCTGACATTTTCAAATGCTATTTTTTAATTTTTTTATCTACTGCATTAAAAGCCTTTTCCCATTCTTTATGGTTTTTGGGGTTGATTTTTTTATTTAGAATCTCTTTTGAATATTGAATTATCAACTCTCTTTCGTTTAGTCTAAAAACATTGGACTTTGTTTTGTTAAATGCAATCCATGTGCTTCTTTGCTTTTCCGTTACGCTTGTTTTCGTTGTTGCCATTTTTTATATTCCGGTTCTAAATGTTTTCTTAATTTATCTTTTGCATCTCTACTAGCTTTAAAAAGGCTGTTTACTGGTATTGATGTTTCTTGGCTCAGTTTTCTAAAAGATTGTTTTTTTACTATTAAAATATTTTTACCTTTTTCTATAGTTCTTCCATTGTTTAACATTAACACCTCCTTATTATAAAATTTTAATTGGCTTATTCCGTTTTCTAATTTAACTAAAATATTTTCATACTCTTCAATGTCTGATATGTTGGTAGATGTGTATTTGTTTTCAATATCTCTTATAAGTTCTATTGATATTGTTTTTTTTGACTTTCTAACTAAGTCTATAAAGCAACTTTTTAAGGTTTGGTAAATATACCAGGTGTTTATTGTCTTGCCTTTTTTTAAGTGATTATAGCACTTGATATACATTTGTTGAGTTATTTCGTCAGCTATATTTCTATCTTTACAGATATGGGTGGCTATTTTACGCCATTCGTTATCCCTTTTTGCTAATTCCTCTAACAACTTTTATTATTTGTAAAAAAGCCCTCTCGAAGACAATACAAAGGGAGGGCAAAAATCTAAATCAACCTATTATATAAACATCTACGGCATAAATATACAAAAATTATTTTAAATATTTCTTTTTAAAATGTTTCCAATCATTACCAATTATTGCAATTTTTATGTCTCGAAAAACCTCGTCTTTGCATTCATTACACATACCTATTCCTTTAACGTCTATATCAGGAGAGTAATGATGTTGTGCTGTTTTATTACATTTTATACAGTTCATTGTATTTGATTTATTGTGTTTTTATTTACTTTGATTGGTTAAATTCTATAAATTCCTAAACTAACACACATGCCTAATAAACCAATTAAAAATGATGTTAAAAATGAAGTTTCTATTATTTGCGATATAATTCCGCAAATTAATCCTGTAACAAATATTAAATAAATTTTATACTCTTTTTTCATTTATCTTGTTTTAGTCAATTGTTTTTTTTATTTTCTACTTCCCAATCTATACAGTCAGGTCTATCTGTAAGAACCAAATCACTTCTATAATAATAGTATGTTATTAGTTTACCACCATAATAAACTGGTATTCTCTCACATCCACACATACTACAGTCTTGATGAATTAATTCGTGTTTTTTATATTTTGCTACCCATTTATGATTCATCTTATTTTAGTGATTTTAGTAATAATCCTTTAAGCCATCTAGCAGAAATTCTAGATCCAATCATCATTAACTTTACATTTTTATGGTCTAATTCGTGATGAAAATCATATTTTTTATTTATTTCTTCATCACTCGGAATTATCTTCTCTAACTTATCTTTGAATTGTTGGTCTGCAAAATTTTCCATTACCTGAATAATACACTCTTCAAAATACTTATAATCGTATTTTATTGCTTTTTTTAATTGATGTTTTAATGCTAATTTTTTGTAATATTTTTTAGATTCTTTCATTGGTTAGGGTTTTAAAGTGATTTATAAGTCTTAATAATAAAAACAGGATATTGTAATGAGTAAATCATTTGTTGTTTATAGTGAATAATAGTGTTTAATTAACAATGTTTAAAGCTATCTCTAATTTGTTCAACTGTTTTAGTTGTAAAAATACTCAGAACTCTAAATTCCCACTCTTCAGAAGGTATGTTTATATGTTTTATTAACGTTTCCGATGTTCTTTGCCATTGCAAAGTTTCTTCTGGAGCTTTATAAGAAGCATCATTGTAATTCCAATCTAAATCTTTATGAAATTTAACTTTCTCTTTAGGAATTTCTTGTTTCATTAGCGATATTATGTAACAACAATTTCTTCGTATCATAATTTATAATAATAGATTAATAATTGTTTTCTGTATTCGTAATGTAAACCGTCGCTTGTGAATTTCTCGTTTTCTAAAGCGTTCTTTTCTTCTCTTATTTCTCGTGCCTCTTGTGTACTTGTAGGTACTTTCATATTTAAACCTTCAATATATATAGGGCGCGTTTCTTTTATGATCGTTTGCCATACCTCTTTTAAGTTAGGTATTTCATTTAGTTTATTATTCTCTTTTAACCAGGTGTATTGACTAATAAAATGTTCGTCAAGTTCGCCCGTTTCTTTAAATCGTTTCTTTGCTCTATTAACAGCATCTAAAGCTAAAGCTTCGTTATACTCCTTTTCTTTTATCAATTGCTCCTCAGTCTTTTCCGGTGTCTTAACTGATTTTATCTTTGGTGGTAATCCATGAGTAAGCCTTAATTGATTCGTTAAACGCGCTAGAAAGTAATGTTAATTCTGTTGCATCTATCTTTTGTCCACACTTGTAAAATAAAATACCTAATAATTCAACTAACTTTTTATGTATGTGTTCGTCTTTTATGGCTCGTAAGCTATTAAAAGATGTCTCGGCTAATGTACGGTCTTGTTTTATTAGTTTAGTCATTATTAAATATTAAATTTATCATTTACTTTCACGTCTGATTCTCTAAACTTTAAAACCCTATCTTCTGATACGCCGCAACATATACATCTTAATACAGTTTCGATTTCTTTATGTAAAACTTCTTTAGCTGGAGATTGTACTGGAATATCAACCCATGAATTACTGTGCAACCTACCTATAACCTTGTAGACGAACATTTCATTTTCGTTAACGTGTCTTTTTTGTTCAATTAAACAAGTATCACCAAAGTCTAATAAATTCGATTCTCTTTTTTTGGGTTTAAATTTAGTTTCCATTTTTAGTTAATATTTCTTTTTACTTGTTCTACTACTGATAACATAGTTTCTCCTTTTCCTTTTTCTGGTTGAG